TCGTAAATTTCCTTGTGCTCTTCTGGATATCGAGCATACTCCAGACCAAACAAGGCATTCAGCCCCGGAAGCAACTCTTTCAGTAGCTGTGCGCGTGAAATAGCCATGATTTACTCCTTAAATTCCAGTGGTGTTGTTGTAGGAATGGAAATTGCCGTTCCACGTTACCAATACCTCTGGGTAACCTACGAAACTTAACGATGACCCGGATGCCAACGTCACCGCCGCGTTCAACGTCAACGTAACTGTGGCAACGTTGATAACGGTGGCAAAGTTACCCGCCAACGTCCCGGTTCCCGTCGGGCAAATCAACTGCATTCCAGGAACCAAACCCGTCACCGCAGCAGTCAACGTTACCGTCGCACTCGACCCCGAGGTGCTTCCAGTACCCGTCAAAGTCACCGCAGTTTCAGGAACAACACCCACCATACGCCACGGCAAAGCCGTGGTAACACGATCTCCCGCGCCCGCAGTACCCGATGTCACTACCGGACCCGATACCGATTGCGCAGAATCACCCGTTACCGTACTCCCCGATACACCACCCGCACCACCTACCATGTACAGGTTTGATCCCACATAGTAAGGATTCAACCTGCCCACCGTAGTTCCGGTGTTTGCTAACGCTGTACTCTGCGTGGTTACGACCGCCTTAAACAATGCTCGCGGATCATCAACTACAAACGCCAAGATGTCGTTTGCCGCAGTGCTTGCCGGATAGTACTGGGAGAACTGCAACTGCTTCGTCGTAGGATTCGTAAACTGACATCCTAGAAAAATACCAATTGTCCCCGCAATCGGAGTTCCCGGCGAACTTGCCGCGCTCATTGACGAACGCACAATCGTGCCAGTCCCAGAAATTTGAACCACATCACCGTAAAAAATGTTCTGCGCATACGCATTTGCAATCGGCAGTTGCCGCGTTGCACCCGCATAAGGCAGTCCGTCAAGACGATTGATGGGCTTGAACCCATACGGAGCGTCTACTGTAGGATACGTCATGATCTACTCCTTTGTTAAGAATTGCCGCGACCAAATGTGACTTGAGTCTGCCGCTCCTTAAACAACGGCATCCTGGCATCACTGGCCCGCATGAAAGTGTTATCCACTGAATTGATCAAAGCATTTGCTTGGTCTTGGTAGTACTGATTACGCTGTTCTACCATCTCTATCGGTGTTTTGCAAAGCAACAATCCCCCAATTTCGATGCTGTCTGGAAACCTTGTGGCTGAACCAGCTACCATCACAATCTCTGGGTGTTCCGATGCTTTGACAGGCTCCCAACCTTCGCGCAGTTTCGTAGCAATGTGCCTGGGGTCGCTCTCACCAAGATTGGTCACACGAATCCACCTAAACTTGTAGCCCTCCTCTGGTTTCGGATCAGGCAATAAAGTAGGCGGCATCCACTTGCGCGGACGCTCCGTGCTTTCCCTCGTCTCACGATCCGCCCTCGGATCTGCCTTGGCTTTGTCCATGTCAACCCCTTTGCAATTTGGCAACTTCCATAGCATACCTCTCTAAAGGTATCCTGTACTTCGTTGCATAATCTACCTGCGCCTTGGTAAGTCGCACCTTTTTAGGGGCTGAACTCCGCGTGGCAGGAGCCACATTTGACTTTGTAGACCGTCTAGGCGATTCCTCGGCGTCAAAGTTTTCCGGAAACACCTGGCGCAAACGAGAATCTAACTTCTCGTAGTAGTCATCAGACGTTGGATCTACACCTTGCTGCACAAGCTTTTGATGATACGCAAGCGCAAACCCAGTCATCTCAACATCTGGCCCAAACCACGAATTCCGATCCTTCCAACGCTCTGCTTTTGGATCCGGAGGTGGCTGTACTGGAACTATATCACCCCTTTCTTCTACCTGTCCAGTAGGTTTGATGTTTGCTACCTTGTCAAGTTTGATTTTTGCCGCGGTCAACTCCTCCTGCGCAGCAACAAGTTTTTCGCTGTCACCCGACTCATAAGCCTCTTTGTACTTGCGCTTGGCATCATCTACTTGATTTGCAACAGTTTTCTTTACCTGCTCAAGCAAAGCCTGATGACCTTTTGATAACGAATTTTTAAGATTTTTGTTTTCTTCCGCCATCGACTTGGCAATCTGAAACGCTTCCTCGCGTCGCTTTTCTGCATCATCTGCACGACGTTTCTCGGTCTGATATCCCTTGTAGAGATGATCAATCCGGTTGCGCACCTTCTCGCCATACTGCTTGACTTCGTCCTCCTCAAGCGGCCCAGGCTCTTCACGCAACTTTGAATGCTTGGGCTTTTCATCCTCTACAACAATTTCAATTTCTTCAGTTTGAGACTCTGCCTCTACTGGCTCATTCTCATCAGGGAACTTGAACTCTTCAGTCATATAACCTCCTATCGTGATATGCCGCGTGGATCCATGACAACCGCTTCCACCGAATCGTCATTGATGATACGAAACTCTTGGCCGTGAATTTTGACCCGCGTGCCCGTGTTGGGACGTACTAACACAAAATCGCCCACTTTGCAAGACGGCCCGCTCGGAAACCGCTCGCGATCCGAATACGCATCCGGCCCCAATTTCATCACAAACAATACTGGCGATAACAATTCTTCATAAAACCGCGTCGTCTCAGCTTTGGCTAACCCGCTGTCAAACTCATCTGCTGACTTGGGAATAGCACACAAAATGTGATACGTCACCGGATCCGGCAACTGCGTTGCTTTTACTTCTTCAGTCATCGTCGTGTTCCTCATATTTTTGAATGATGCTTACTATTTCCCGTTTTGCTTCTTCCAGACCATGCAATTCACCTAACAAATACTGATACTCATCAAAGGTTCGCAATCCATCAAGTATAGCCGATTGCTTGCGAACTATTGATTCCTGCAATATGCTTAACAAAACATCAAACTGCGTTTTCATTTTTCCTCCAGTTGTACCAATCTGTTATGCCATTGTAAAAAATGTTGTCGTCAAATTTTGATACATCAATGTCATCTATAGTGTTAATTTTTTTCTTGTCAAACTTTGTATCTACTGAATAATGACAACAATAATGACTATCTTTCAGCGGAAACGGCGGAATATACACACACTCTTGTCCGCGCATTTCAATGTTGTTGTTTGCACACGCTACTTGCAAACCGTACATAGATGACCAATAAGCTATTTCTTTTACTTTAGCGTGTTGAAAAATTTTTTTCGTTGCTTGAATCCAATCTATTACAATTTTTCTAAAGGTTTTTGCTTTGGCAATTATTGGAACAAAGCCGCCATTATATGGATATTGCATCGAATTAATTTGTCTTACAATAGCACTTACGGCAACAAAAGGCATTACCATGTGCTTGTTGCTCGTGGTGCTTTTTAAGTGCCAGTCTTCGTAGATTGCATCGCAAATAATTTGATTGTCTTGAATGTTAAATATTGGATGCGGTCTTATATGAAATTGATCGCAGTCAATAACTTCCAACACTTCATCATCATCAAATAGCGGCAACACTTGCGCCAAGCTTGTAATTGTATTAAGCGGTAGATAGTCTACCATCTCTAAATTTAGATAGTCAAAACATGATTCTGTCATTACATAAGGGACTGAAATATTCCACGGATTGTCATTAGTTTTTTGCTCTCCCGGAAGATTTCTTTTGACAATCATAGCTACAACTTTTCTCCAAGCGTTTGCGCCGTAGAGTTTTCTATGATGATACCATAACAAACTAAGCTGAAGCTCAAAGTTACCAGAGTTTACTGCCAACGGCAAACTAATCATATAAAAGCCCGTTCTCTAAACCATTTGGTTGCTATCCACTTTACACCAGTTTTTACAGGCAAGCCAGCGTGCAAAGACTCGTCTTCTTTATTTGGGTATTTGAACATGAGCGCATTGCCTTGCATAGCTTCAATATTAAGGCCCAGTTTTGGAAACTCCGTCGCGCCACCGTTTTCAGGAGTGTTTAAATATATTATTACCGTCGCAACTCTCTGCCCAGATTGCTGAAACCGCAAAGCCTCACTTGCCTGAACAACATCAAAGAAATCATGGTGCGCCATGTATTCATCGCCCACTTCGTACCGCACAACTTGTAAATCCTCACCGTTCTCTATGGGCATTTCTACAAGCCTACTAATCCTATCTTCTAAACTTTTAATAAGCGGCGTTGATTGTTTTGGCAAAAATGTTTGCATACTTTTGCGCCTATCACTCGGCACATCGCTACCATTTTGCGCATCTACAACCATAGATTTTATAAGCTTTGGCTCTGCTAGATTAATAATTTCTTCACATTCACTTGCGTTTATAAACTCTTTGAACAACGATATATCAATACTTGACTTATGTCTAAGAACTAACTTGCTTGTCTCCCGATTTTTTGGAAACGTCCAATGGTAAAAAATGTACAAAACCTTCTGCGACTCTCCACATAACAACTCCTCCCGCCAGTGCGGGAACTTGCGGCCCTCAACCAACGCACCATAACCTACATCACAATATGCGGAAACGTAAGACTTTTTGTATTCCACAGGGTCTTCATTTAAATCCCATTCGTTTTTGTAATAGGCTTTGGCGCTTATGTTAAGAGGCCACTCAAGATTGTTTTTGTCTTCTACGCATACACTTAAACTTAAATCCAACTCTTTGCGGTCTGTGTGCAAATTTAATACGCTGTGCCGTTTGTATAATCTCATGTAGGAGTTTGCAAATACAATCCCTGGATACTTGGCGCTTATGTTTTTCGTAAGCTTTTCTACATGCTTCAACGACCGCGGCAAATTAAATACCCCTAAACTGTTTTTGTAAAACTCTGGCATCGAGTTTCCGTCGCATTTTTCCGAATGTGCAAAAAACGCATCGGCAAGCTCTTTACATTCTTCCTTGGTAAAAATTTGTATGTCGCTGTCCCATCTCATTGCATACCTAGCTTTTTGTTGGTTTCTACATCTTTAGCCATGAGGCGTTGCCTTTCTTTTGCCGCCTCGACAGCTATACGCTCTTGCTCTACACGCAACCGCGCTTGCGCCAAAGCAATGTCTGCCTGGTCCTTCGCCGCCTTCCTCTGTACCTCTTGTGCTTTGATCTGCAACTCCGCTTGCTGAATCTGTACAAGCGGATCTTGTGCCTGCTGCTGCGCCTGCTGCTGCTGGGCCAAAGCCGCCGTCTGTTGCAACAACTGCGCCCCGGCCTCCGCCGTCAGCCGCGATAACTGTACCTCCACATCCTCAGGCAACTTCTCATTCGGAGTCGGTAACGGTACACCCATCTGCTCTTCCATCTTCCTCCTATACAAAAATGCTAAATGCTCCAACATGTGCGCTTGCACCGCAGCCCCAATCTGCTGACCTAAAGGGTTCTGACCAATCATCTGCTGAATCATCGGACTCTGTATAAACGTCGTATGCACCGCAATGTGCGCATCATGATCCTGATACATAAACGCCTTCGTCGGCTCCGACCGCAAAAACGCCATGTTTTCACTCACCGGATCCCTCGCGTGCTGATCCTCAGGCAACGGAACCAACTTGTCCGCATTCTTTACTCCCAACACTTCAATCATCTGCCGATGTAATTGCGGCAAATCATAAATCTGCGGAGCTTGCGCCGCAAGTTGAATCACCGCCTGATACTGCATAATCCTCTGCGCCATCGTCGCCGCGTTTGGATCCGATACAGGAATAATCTCTACATGCTCATAATCTTCCTGCTTGGCCTTCCTGTCCCCACCCTCAGGAATATACGCATAATCCTCAGGACTGCAATCCCGAATCAACTCCTTGAGTAACTTAAACTCCTGCCGCATCGCTGAATGCACCCGCGCCTGCACCGCACTCATCGTCTTTAACGTCCGCTCTAATATCGCTAACGTCGTCCCCACAGGAGCCTGCGCCGACATGTCACTTACCTTCATGTCCGCAATAGAACCTAACCTTCTGCCCTCCTCATTAATCCTCTCCAACAACAAAGCCAAAACCTGACTCGGCTCCTTGTACGGCAACATCATAATGTTGTCTTTGATCGCCCCGCTGGGAATATCCACATCCCGAAATTCGCCAGGAGAAATTGGTGTGTCATCCCCCTTTACCCGCAAACCGCGAGACTTTAATCCCCCAGGCAAATTGCTCAACGTGCCCGCATCTACCAATTGCCGAATCAACATCGTCCCGGCTCGGGCATACCCACCAATCAAATGAATATACCCAAACCCATAAGCACCAAACCCAGGAACATAATCATATTGCACCAGGTGCTGCCGCTTGCGGTATAAATAATCCCCCTCGCGGTAATTTCTGTAGATCGACAATACCTTGCTCGTGCCCTTGTCTATCGTAATAATGTACGGCACGGCAATATCGTCAGCTACCTCAAAGCCGGGAAGATTGTAGTCAAGCTGTATTTCGCAAATTTGATATCGGTCGTCGTCATTTACCGAAAATCCTGTCTCGTCGGCTTTCTTCTGTTCGACATCATTTACCACTTTAATGGGTTCGCCAAGGTCGCAGTCGCGGTAAAATCCTTTGACTTGAAGCCGATGGATGTCGTTTTTGGTTTTGCGCATAATGTGCGTGACGCGCTCGGCTGTCCGCGCCCCGGAAGCACCATACGGGATAATGACATCTTCAGCCGGGATGAAAATCGCGGTCTCACGCCCCAACCCGGGATCAAAATACACCTTCTTGAAGGCAGACCCCGATAAACCAAGATTAAACAACAACCGCTCATGCTCAGGACGATACTCAGGTATCGTTTCTGTAAGACGATAGTTCATGTCCTGCCTGACACGCTCCGCTGCATCCTCTTTTTCCTTGGTGATCTGACCAATGATCTCCGTTTTCACCGGACCCCGGGCAGGAAAGGTCTCAATGATCATCTCCGACTGAAACCGCACCGCCGCCTCAGTCAATAACGTCGAAAACACCCCACAAGCACCATTCCACGGCTCCGTCCTCTCCTCATACTTCATCCCCAACACCTCAAGACCCTT